CTAGAGCTTCTTTCGATTCTTTAGGTATAGTTATAGATAACATATTTTTACAAAGCGAAGAGATAGAATTTTTTGAAAGCCCAGATAGATACGCTTGTGTATTAGAAGTCAAAGCTTTTGTACCTTTATAAAAAATAGAAAAAATGGCAATTAAAAAAGTAACATTTACAAAGGACTGGAAACATAGTAGCGGTCATACCATCAAAAAAGGAGAAAGTGCAAAATGTACTCCAGAATTAGTTGAAGAATTAGAAAAAGGTGGCTATATTGCAGCTAAGTTAAAAACTAAAAAAATTAAATAATATGGCAGTTGTAAACGGTACAAATTTAGTTATTACTCTAGGCGGTACAGCTATAGCAAATGCGCAAGAGGTAAGCTTATCTCTAAACCATGATGTTATTGACGTTACTACAAAAGATAGCGCTGGTAATCGTGAGCTGATTCCCGGCCAGAAGTCTGGTTCTATGTCATGTTCTGGATTACAAGAATTTAGTGGATCAAATGGTATCAAAGCATTAACAGCAACATTTAATACTGGAGCAGCTGTGGCTTTGATATTTGACCAAGTTGCTACTGGAGGCGAAACTTTTTCAGCATCTGGTATTCTAACTTCTTTAGAAATATCTGGAGGTACTGACGACGCACCAACTTACTCAGCAAGCTTTGAGCTAACTGGAGCAATAACTAAGGATAATACTTAATCTTATAGTATGACTATAGAAATAGACGGCGTAGAATATCCACTACGTTATTCACTTCGCGCGCTCAAAAAGTTTGAGCAGAAAACCAAAAAAAGTGTATTTCAGTTTGGCGATGCTGGTACTATGACAGCTGACGCTATGAGCTGGCTAATATATGTAGGTATAGTAGACGGCTGTAATTTTGAAGGTATTGAGTTTGATAAGTCTTTAGCAGATATTGAGCCTTATGTAGATTTGTCACACGTTACTTTAGCCGTAGAAGCTTTACAACAATATACTGGAGAGGGTAAAAAAAAGAAGTAGAAGGAGATAAAGATCCTTTAAACTGGCGTAAATTAATAGGTTATGGAATGGGAGTACTTAGGTATTCCCCTTCTGCTTTTTGGGCAAGCACTTTAGGCGAAATCTTAACGGCATTAGAATACTATAATAATATAGATCAAGCAAAGCAGCAAGCCGCTTGGGAGCGCTCCAGATTTATAGCTCATATATTACTACAGCCGCATGCTAAAAAGGGTAGTAGAATAAAGCCAGAAGATATAGTGCAGTTTTCTTGGGAAAAACAACGTGAAGCACAGAAATCAGAGGTGAAATTTAGTGAGAAACGTATAAAAGAATTAGCAAAGTATTCGGAAGAAAATTCTTACCTTAGCTTTTAGATGGCAGCTTTAGGAGATTTAATATTAAAACTAGGCGTAAACACTAGAAACTTTGATAGAGGGTTAGGCGCTTCCATGCGTAAATTTAAAACATTTGGCGCTAATACTAAAAAATTAGGTAGAACCCTCACAACGTCATTATCAGTACCTTTAGCAGCAATAGGCGCATCATCTTTTAAAGTTGCTGCCGATTTTGAGCAGTCTATGCTTAAAGTAAAGGCCGTATCTGGCGCTACTGGCGCAGAGTTTAAGGCGCTCGAAGCTGACGCTTTAAGGCTTGGTAGTGCTACAAGATTTAGCGCGAGTGAAGTAAGTGGCTTACAGTTAGAATTTGCTAAGCTTGGTTTTAGTAGCTCTGAGATCATAAAAGCTACAGAAGCTACTCTAAATCTAGCCCAAGCTTCTGGCAGCGATTTAGCTACATCAGCAGAGGTAGCTGGTAGTACTCTTAGAGCGTTTGGCTTAGACGCTAGTGAAACGCAGCGTGTTACTGACGTCATGGCTAGCTCCTTTAGTAGCTCTGCTTTAGATATGTCTTTATTTAAAGACTCTATGAAGTTTGTTGCTCCAGTTGCAAAGTCGGCTGGTATAAGCTTAGAAGAAACTTCTGCTATGCTTGCGGCTCTAGCAAATAATGGTATTAAAGGTTCGCAAGCTGGTACAGCTTTAAGGCGAATCATACAAGAGCTTGGCGATGGAAGTGGTACCGTATCAGAAAAAATTGCAGCGTTAAATCAAAAGGGTTTAAATCTTACTACTAGCTTTGATGAGGTTGGTCGAAGTGCTAGTAGTGCGTTACTTGTATTAGGTGAATCAATAGGTGACGTAGGCACTTTGACAACAAAATTTGAAGGCGCAGAAGGAGCGGCCGCTGGTATGGCTGCTACTATGGACAGTGGAGCTGTAGGAGGTATAGCCCGTATGCGATCAGCCATCGAAGGCGCACAAATTGCGATAGGCAATGCTTTAGCACCGACTATAAGTAAAATAGTAGATAAAATTGCAGAGCTTGCGCAGAAATTTACAAGCTTAGACGGCTCAACCCAAGAAATGATTGTCACTATAGGCGCTTTAGCTGCGGCAGTTGGCCCTCTTTTGATAGCTTTACCTACACTTATAGGTGGGCTTGGTACTGCAATAAGTGCGCTCTTTTCACCAGTTGGCGCTGTTATTGCTATTGTGGCATCTTTGGCCGCTGCTTTCCTTTACTTTTTTGACGATGTAAAAGGGCCTATGGTAGAATTTATAAACTTTTTTATAAATCTATATAATGAAAGTACCCTATTTAGAGGTGTAATTGAGGGAGTCATAGCCACTTTTAGAAATATGTTCGCCGTAGGTAAGTTTATATTTAACAGCCTTGTAGATATAGTTGGCGTTATGGTTGCTCGTATTGGGGAACAGTTTAGCGCACTTGGTGAGTTAGTTACTAGCGTATTGACTGGAGATTTAGCTGGAATTGCTAGCGGCATGACTAGAATTTTTGCAAATACTAAAGCTGCTTATACTGAGATGGGGGCTGGCGTATTAGAAAATGCAAGAATTTTAGGCAATGAAGTAGCAGATAATTACAAAACAGCACTTAGAAATACATTAGAAGGAAATCCAGTAGATTTTGTAACTGAAGAAGATTTAGACAACGTAAAAAACAAAATAGAAAGCTTAATACCATCATTTGATTTATTTGGCGGAGGTGGTTCTGGTGCTGGTGCTGGAGATGCTGGTGGTGCGGCAGAAGGTGGTTTTGCAGTAGAAAATCCAGTAGAAGAAATAGCTGAAAGTTTAGCACAGCCAGCGCCTACTACTTTTGCTGATACAATGCAAAACGCTTTTAAATTACTAGAGGAAGATACACAACTCTTACAAAATATAGGCACAGAGTTAGGAAATAGTTTTACTACTGCTTTTAATCAAGTCATAGACGGTAGTAAGTCAGCAAAAGATGCTTTAAAAGATGTAGCTTCAGCTTCCATAGATGCTGCATTCAAAGCAGCTACAGCTAAAATTATAGAGGCTGCTGTAGCAGCTGGGGCTGGTCTAGGGCCATTAGCTTTAGTAGCTATACCAGCCTTGATTACTGCTGGTATGGGTATCATTAGAGGTGCGTTTGGTGCGATTACTGGACTAGCAGAAGGGGGTATAGTTACGGGAGAAACTCTGGTAAATGTTGGTGAGTACTCTGGCGTTTCTTCTAATCCAGAAGTAATAGCTCCACTAGATAAGCTGCGTAATATGATAGGTGGCGGCGCTGGTGGCCAAGTTCAAGTACAAGGTATAATACGTGGTAGAGATATATTTTTAACTAACGAAAGAGCTACTCGCGAAGTAGGTAATTTAAGAGGTGCTTTTTAAATGAACGCAACAATACAAGCTAGAGCAGATTACCGTAGTAGGTTTGGTAATTTTAGGTATAGGGTAGAAATAGTAGACAGTACGCAAGTAAGTACTAATGTAAGAGAATATGACATAACTGTAGCTGGTGCTGTTATAACTTATGAATCTAATGAGCAAGATGTCTATAAAGCCATAATACCTAGTACTTGTAGTTTTACTTTAGTATGCACAACCCAAGCGCAAGTAGATTTTTTAAGGGAGGTTGCAGCTTCAGCAGTTGGTAGGTATGGTGTAAGAATACTTAGAGCAGATTCTAATGGTACGCCTTTAACTACTAAATGGGTAGGTACATTGGTTTCAGACCAAATAACTTTTTCTGATTCTTTGCCACAGCAAATAGATTTAACAGCTACAGATGATCTTGGATATTTAAAAGATGCACCATACTTAGACTCATCGGGCAATAGATTTAGACATAATCAAACACTCTTAGAACATATTTTGCAAGCTCTAAAAAATACTCGCACTAGATGGTATTATGATTTTGATCTTTTTGGTTTTTTTAATAAACAGCTATCATATGAAGATGATTTAACACCAAGCGAATATGTAAGCGCTGGTAATAATGTAGGGTTTTTAGAGGAGACTCAAGTTGACAATAATATGTTTTACGTTGACGATGCTGAAGAATTAGTTAGGAATAGTTACGAGGTTTTAGATATGATATGTAAATATTTAGGAGTAAGTATTTACCAAAGCTTTGAGCAAGATGTTTCAGTATTCGTTATGGCTAGCTTTGCTACGTTCCAAAAAACTGTAGATGGTGGGTATTCACCTACTGGTAAAACGTATAGAAGTAATGGAGCTATAGCTCTTAATGGAGCAGCAAATAAATCCTCTGTAGATATTACAAATGATAGTAGTAACAAAAGACGATTAGCTGGCGGCAGTTTTACATATTTACAGCCATATAGAAAAGTCAACCGTACTTTAAAAGTGCATGAAGATGAGACTTTATTCTCTAGAGTTTTTTTATTGGATTCAGATCCATTACAAAATTCAATG